TTTTTTAGCGCCAGCTTTCATGACCTCATTCATTAATTGTTTTACAAACGGAACTCGTGAATGATATTTCTCAAAGAGTTCTTCCGCTTTGTATTTTGTTACACCTAACTCTGCTTGTAACTTTGCTTTTCCCATGCCATAAAATAAACCAAGGTTAATTACTTTAGCTTGTTCTCTAGGTATCTCTGCCATCTCAGCGACTATTTTGTGAAAGTCTGTTGAAGAATCTGTGTCGTATGAATCTGCAATTGTATTTACAGATGGTAAACCATAACGTAGTGCATAGTGTGCAACAAGTCTTGGTTCCTGTTGCGAGTAGTCAAAACAACCCCACTTGCATCCTTTCTCAGGTATAAATAAACTTCTAATCATAGGACCTAAAACTTTATCCCTCGCAGGTATCTGTTGTAGGTTTGGATTAGAATATGAAAAACGTCCGGTAATTGTACCACCATCATCGGATCTGATTTGATTTATCTCCGCATGTATTCTACCTTTGTGTTCATGTTTTAATATTGTATCTATGAATGTTGTGTTTACTTTGTTAATCTTTCTTGCCTCTGCTATCTTTTGTATGATAGGATGTGGATGATTAGAAAGGAAATTTTTAGTAAATGAAGGCTCATTGGATTTCGCGGTACGTTCGTAAGATAAATTTAATTTTTGAAAAACTTTTTCAATCGATCTTGCTGCCCATATTTGGACATCTTCTTGTGTTTCTTGTTGAACTTCTCGCAATAACAGTTGCTCTTGTCCAATCAATTCCTTACGCAAGTCGTAAGCTCTTTGAGTATCTACGCGAACGCCTAAAAAACGCATATCAACGAGACAAGGAAAAAGATCCGTTTCAAGATTAAAAATCTCTTCAAGATCATTTTCTATAATTAATTTTTTTACATGTTGCCAAAGTTTAAAAGTTAGCTCTGCATCTTTTTCAGCGTATGCTCCCACTTCGTGTGCAGGTAATCTCCACATGTCCGCTTTAGCATCTAGTCCTCTTGACTTAGCAGCTTCATTTAATGCTCTTTCGTTTTTACCTTCGTTTAAAAAATGCCAGGACAGAGTATTGAGTGTGTATGAAAATCTGTTTTCGTCCAACAATGAACACGCAATCATGGTATCTACCACTAACCCATTGATATCTAAGCCTAAACTACGTATCCAACATACGTCATACATGGCATTGTGAAATATTTTTGTAGCTGGACACTCAAGTATATCTTTAAACCATTTTAAAGTTGTATCTCTATTCATGTTAGGACCCTCTTGATGGGCGATAGGAAAATACCACTTATCATTATAGGTAGCTACAGCTATTCCCACAACCTCACCATTACCCACAACTGCACCTGATCCTTTTGATTTTAGATCTGGATCTCTTGTTTCTAAGTCAATGGCAATCTCATCATAAGATCTAAGATCAGGATACTCTGTAGGCTGCACCCACTCTGTTTGTGGTAATATCATTTGTTCTTCATGTCTCTCATTTTTTTTAATTCTAACTGGCAGTAGTGTATTATTTTTTTAATATCCTCTGCGCCTCCTTTACGTTGATAGCGGCAAACGTATTTTACAACGTTTCCTTGAAAGAACGATAGATCGTTTTTAGAAATAAACTCATAAGGTTGAATGGGAAACTTAGTGTAGTGATTCCCGCCGACCTGAGTATACTGTGGAAACGCCTCGTCCAATATATTTTTATCTGTCATAGTTGATACTCCCTTAATTTCTTTTTTGCTCTCAGTTTATATAGATTATTTCGTGCTCTCGTGATTCCCACATACCACACTCTATGCTCCTCATCTTGTTTGTCAACACTTGATTTGATTCCTTGTTGTACAGTACGTCCTTGATGCAAAGATAAGATTACATTATCTTCCTCACCACCTTTTATCGCATGAATCGTTGACAACCATATTCTTGCTTTTTCTTTTAAATTTTCTTTAGATGCAATTAAATTTCTTAAATATAAAATCTCTTTTTGATCTGCTACAAACTTATCATACCATGGAACTTTAACATCCCAGTTAGCTGTAGGTATAAATTCTTTAACTGCACTAGTTTCTTTGTCATCAAGTAATTCACCCAGGGTCCATTTAGTGTACGCAACTGCAGCTTCGTACATACCAACTTTAAAACTCTTACCTTTATTACTTTGATAATAAAAATTTTTACGTTTTAAATCTTTCATGATATCTAACAAATTGCTTTTAGTTCTTGTAAGTATCAACCACTTACCCTGTGTAAGATCAACCTGATTGATATCAGATATATAATGTGATTCACCTTCGTGATCTCTTGGATAATATTTTTTTAGTTTTCTAATCCCAACAATATTATTAATAGGTCTTGTCGATTCCTCTTGAACAGCTTTTGATATACGTCTTGATCTTCTTAACACAATCTCTCTTGCAGGTTCTTTTACAAATCTAGTTACGTCAGCTCCAGCCCAAGCATATATAGCCTGATCGTCATCACCTGCTAGATACATTTGTTCACAATGATATTTTAATTTATCATATAGTTGCCACTGTAATGGTGATAAGTCTTGTGCTTCATCAATGAATATAGCTTTAAATACCGGTATCTTGTCAGAGTTTAATACTGCTTTTACAATATCGTTAAAATCAAAAAGATTATTTTTTTCTTTGTACACCTGAAGATTTTTATAAATGTGATTTAGTGTATCAAAGTCATTAACTTGTTTTTTATCATGTTCGTTTAAATCAAACTCTTGTCTAATTGTTATGTCTTTGTTTATTGACCTTTGTATCATTTGAAAATATGGGTTATTGCAAGTTAAGAAATGTGTTTCTTCTTCGTTGTATTTATCTGAAAATGAAACTCTTATATTTAATTTTTTACCAAGATCTTCGTAGTGATATGGTTGCATAATATCTTCTTCACTTAATCCAAGTAAGTGATAACAGAATGCGTGTATGGTTTGAAAGTATGGAACTTCTTTTTCAGAAACATTAATTCTTTTACGCGCTTCCTCTGCAGCTTTTCTGGTAAATGCAAAATAACCTATCTTATGTAAAGGCACGCCAATACGTTCGTACGCTTTTACACGTCTAATTAATCTAAATGTTTTACCGGTGCCAGGTGGTCCGTAGATCTTATTGATCTTTTCCATTGGCTTTCTTAAACCCATCCTTGAGTGATCCAGTCCAGCCATATGATCCATAATGTGTTGTTTTTCCATCAACTACTCCATAAAATTTAAAACCTGATTTTTTAATTAAGTTACAAAAATTAACATCTTCACCCCACCATGTTCCGTCTTGTGTAAAAGTGGTGTCCCAAAAATTATAAAAATATGAATTTGCTTTTTCAGATATTATTTCTTTTTGTTTTATTTTAAGGTGTGGATTATCCTTAATTAATTTTTCATAAACTCTTCTATGAATTAATGTCAGACCTGCAGGTCCTACTTTTAATTCTACAATACCTTTTTGATCTATTTCAATATTGTTTGGATCGTCAAACTCCACAGAAAATTTAACTACATTGTCTTGTGTTTTTTTTCTGTATGGCACACAAATGGCGTCTTTGTTAGCTAATATCATACGACCTACAACGTCAGGTTCAAACTCCATATCCGCATCTATAAATAATTGATAATCAAACCCTGATTCTAAAAACATTGCAGTCAATACATTTCTTCCATAACCAACGTAAGGACATTTAAATGTGCCTATCTCTGCTGGCATTTTAGCAATAGTAAATTTATTAAATAATTTTACCAACGATAAACAAGTTGATACATGCATCAAATCATATGTTGGCATAGATATATAAATTTTAGGTGGTTTCGTCATACTATATTCTCCTTATCTTCTATTTCTATTATTTCTTCTGGTATCTCTTCTTTTTCTAAACCTTCCTTTGGAAGTTTTAAAACTCGTAATGGTGGAAATGATTCTTCGTTATCACCTTTTGGAAATCTTTTTTGACAATCAAACTCACCTTTAAAATATTGTTTAACCATTGTAGCTGTTCTTGCTCGCTCTTGATTCCAATCTCCACGTTTTAATTCATCGTAAAACTTATCATACACAAAATAAAAATGTTGATCTTCGTGTAATACAGATCCACTTTTAAACGCTGCATACGAGCTAGCTTTTGGTCCATTAACATATACAAATAATTCTTTCTTTAACATATCTACCGGGTTTGTACCTGCAGGTGGTTGAATTGTTTCCATGGTTGCCCAAAGTCCATTTAATATATTTTGATATTCTTTTTCTTTTATACTTGGTGGATAGGTTGTTGTATGATCTGCTATAAGACTACGCATTTGTTTCATTTCGTTAAACTGTTTGATGCTACGTGCATGAACTTGTACAATTTTATCTGCAGCAACTTCCACATTAAAAAAATATTCGTGATCAGGTTTGTACATAATTCTAATTAAACCTGATACTGATGGCCACTGCGAATCAAAGTGACCACCAATACCAAATTTTCTTTTTAGACATGTGCCCCTCGCACAATATGATGATATAGGTAAATCATTACATTTAAAACCTGCTGTATCTTTTTTCCAATACTTAATCTTTTCTTCTACTTTACCATCGCCCCATATCTCATCGTATAAAATATAGTTTCTAGCGGCTTCTAATACTTTCTTTTCCCAGTTCTCACTAAATTTCTTTTTAGCAAACACCATGTAGTTATATAAAAATCTATCTCTTTCATCTTTTAGTTTGGTCCCTGATTCCTGTATCTCTTTGCAGATCATCTGTAAACATGGAGGGCCATCAGCAAACTCTTCCGGTCCACCGGTCAATACTTCTTTTATTTTTTTATTACTAACTTCTTGTAAACTTTCTTTTGTTTGTAAGTTAGCCTCAATTACTTTTAAAAAATAATCTAAATCCATTTTACTTCCATCAGGTCTGTATGCTCTTCGTTCGTTACCATTAAAGTATGGAAGATTAATAAAACTACCCGTGGTTCTTTCTCCATTTTGATTTTTACCAAGAGCAGTTTGTTTAGGAAATATTTCTGTCTTTGCTGGTAAACCAAATAAAAATAATAGATTAGATAAAAATTCTCTGATTAAAGATGCAGGTACTTTTTCTTTTGTAAATACATAAATGTGAAGCCCACCACTTTTAGACTCAATAGGAATTACAGGTAAACTTTTTTTATCAATAACTTTTAAATATTTTTGTAAATCAAATTTTTCATAGTCATCAGGATCAACATCTATCGCACCAAAGCTTGCCATACTCTCGTCATCACATGCTTGTAGTCCAATTGATTTCTGTCCTTTTAAATGATCCTCGTAGTCTTTGTCTGTGATAGGTCTTTTAGCCCAACCATAATCACCAGGGTCAAATTTAAGTTTGTTTGTTTTAGGATCATAATATCCGTTCTTAACATTACAGAAACCAAAGTCTCTTTTTAATCCGCTAAAATATTTTTCAAATTCTTTCATTTAAATATCTTTTTAACTCTTTGTCTTGAACGTTTTCTGGTATCTCATTTTTATAAAATATCCTGTAGCTGTCACTACCATATTTACCAATGCCAAATAGTTCTGTTGCGTCTTTACCATCCCAGGTTAAATAGTCTTCTGTCATCCTCCATATTCTATTAGATCGTACATATTTCATACCTAATTTTTCTAAATGTGTTGCAATTTCTTGTTTATTTGATTGTAATAATAACTCCGGAGTTGGAAACTTCTTGAAGAAAGATGGTAATAGTTTTTTTACTTTCTTTCGCCCTGTCTGGTTTAGACAGATAACACCCACCATATGCTGCCAGACGTTCTCCACTTGTTGTTGAACCATGAGATCATCTCGCATGACAATTCTATCATTTCTATTTTTTAGAGATTGTTGATAACTCTCTTTCAAGTCTACCTGTTCTTGTTCAAATTTATCTACTTCTTTCATAATTAATTAGGGCGCCTCCACTCTCGCTTCAGCGCCCCTCTCGCGAATGTCCCTTTAAGGAACTCTGTTATACAATGTCTCCAGTAGTTTTAGGCGCATCATATTTTGGTTTAGCTGCACCTTTAGATACTGTCTTTTGAAGTTGTTGTGCAACCTCATACAGTCCAGCATCTTCTTTATTACTGACATCAAGATTTCTAACTCTTGATGGTTTGTAGACATGCCAGCTTTTACTACCTGCTGTCTTACCCACAGTTTTTAAATTGTAAACTGCTGAGTACGCAGCCGGGTTGAAAGAACCATCTGCATCTGTGAATCTAAGATTCTTGATCAGATTGTTTAGCTCTCTTGCTGGTGTAAGATTAGAAGATCGCATAGCAATTACTGCTGGTCTAGGTTCACCTTCGACCAATGCTAATACGTAGAAGTATGCAGTTTTCTCTACATAGTTTCCGTTAGGCAATCTATACCTACCGTTCTTTTCCTCCACAGCATCCGCTGGAATCTCTAAATGAGTTCCGACTGGAGCTGAAGCACTGTCGCCTCTCTCCTGCCATTCCGGATATCTAGTTTGAGAATGTGCGATGACCACGTTTAGTCCCTCATTACCATCAATAAGTTGCGTGAAGCCTGCTGCATATATCATGCCAGGTTTAGCACCATCAACGTATTTTGGATCTCTCTCATTGCATTCTGGTGAAAGCTGATGAAGAATTTTTAATATCGGAGTTGATACATCGTCCGATTTAATTTCTTCAGCGCCTTTACCAGCATCGCCTCTGAGATTGATAGTGGCAAGTGATCCTGCACTATTCTTTTTTACTACTTCTTTATCCATAATTTACTCCTTAATGTTTGTTAGTTTAGTAGTTTAGTTTTTGGTTTTGATATGAGTTTGATTTCCTTCAAACGTTGTAAACAACTCTGCGGGTATGCTACCACCTTTTTCATGATAGTCCCGCAAAGTTGTTCTAAGGGTTCCGGCATGAACTGCAACTTTCCGATCGGGTTCATAACCTTGTCCTCGTGCAAGTGAAGCATATTGCTCCGCC